ATTTTATCTTTACCAGTTAAAATCTTTAGTGGAGTATTACCAAGTGCCACTATTATATTGGGATTAATCGTCATGATTTCATCCCATAGTTGACTTATCGCTTCATCCTTGTCACAGACCTCACTAATTCTCCTTATCTGGTTGTCCGGTGGACGATATTTATAGACATTAGTAGTGTAGACCTCGCGTCTATCTACATTTAATTCTCGACAGACTTCCCATAAAAGATCGCCACTGTCGCCAGAGAACGGAATACGAGAGAAATCTTCTACTCGGCCTGGGGCCTCTCCGACGAACATCATTTTAGCTTCAGGATTTCCTATCCCTGGAACGTAGTTAGACAGTGACCCTCCTAATCGAAAATACTTTGGAGCAAACTAGACAGAGATATATTTTATAGAAGACGGTTTCATATCTGAATTCTATCATGCTTGGGTCGGAGTTTTTGCAGTGTGGACAAGCAAAGTCAATGGTCATATAAAAACGTCACAGTCATAGTTATAGCTAGAGCAGACATCCAGTAACAGACGTCAGCTATCTTGCCTTCAAAGGCCCATCGGATAGCATTTAGTCCATAAAGAATCATGATGACGAAGTTGAAGATTCTAGGATCAAGAAGTAGATTTATCATTCCTTCCCCATCCTCCTACAAATTGCCACGTAAAACTCTCGATCACGCTCGATCAAAATATAATTTCTTTTTTGATTTTTACAAGCTACTCCTAATATTCCAGAGCCAGCGAAAGGATCTATGATAATATTTCCCTCATAGGAACAATCAGTAACTATATCTTCGATTAAAGCTAAGGGCTTCTCATTGGGATGAATCATCTTCATCGGTGGGACTATCGCATAGGACTTAATACCAGATAAACGTCGTGCTGTTGTAAGTGCAGGATTTCCTTTGACTGCTACGACTATAAACTCAAAATCCCTATCATATTCCCATGCTCTAACCCCACGTCTAGACAAGGTATTTTCCTTTTTCCATATAACTGGAGTATTTGACACACTAAATCCTATCTTCTCAAGCTCTCCTCTAGCATGGATAGTCTCGTTTGGGTTGTTTGGATCTGGAACTGTTGTCCCAACGTAATAGGCGTAGTCGTCCAATCCTACAAAGACATACAGAAACGAACTTGGCTTTAAGACACGATAAAGCTCCTTAAAGACCGGAAGTGTTCTATCATCTATAGTTAAAGCCGGATCAAAAAACTTAATCCACGGTGGATCAGTGATACATTGGTCTATCGAGTTCGCTGGAAGCTGAGCAAGAATAGCCGCTGAGTCTCCAAAATAAATCTCGTTGGCTTCCAATTTAGTCGGTAACTTAGCCTCAAGCTCGGCTTGATATCTTACTGCTGCATTTCTTACTAGTTTAATTGCCGTCTTTTTGTCTTTGACTTTGGCTAGTAAGGGGTCATTTCTGAGCGCGCGAGCGAGGCTGAGGTTTTCACTAAGGGAACCAACTCCTATACCAAGTTCCTCGGCTGTGTCTCTAATAGACCACCCCACTTTTTCCTCGTCTCTTACTGGTCTGCCCCTTGTTGCTATTCCGTGCTCTTCCTGACGTAATCTATGCAGCTCTTCAACTAAGATAACTTGCTCCCACCAGGGCAAATTATGTCTACGCAGATTTTCGTGGGCACGGATGATCCTCCCACCTCTCTCGTCTATATTTTTAATCTCGGCCTCGATCTCAGTCCATCCAAGGAGCCTAGCAGCTTGTAGTCTCTTAGCTCCAGCGACTAAAGCGTATGGGATACTAGAATTGTTCGCTAAGCGAAGTATTATCGGGTGAAACTGGCCGTTCTCAGACATAGATTCAGACAGATCCTTTATAGCTTGATCTGTATCTATTACATTGCCAGCTCTGTTTAGTCCTCCTTCACTTTGAGTTTCTAGTTCCTCGATCTGATCGATGGAGATCTTCATTTAGTTTTCTCCGCGTAAATTTTCTCTAAGGTTCCCGCTTGTCCCTGAGTTAAATTGCGGTCTTCTCGGAGTCTCCTGTCTATTGACTCCATAAAACCCTCCTCCCACTCACTGAGATCATCCGAAGCCTCAAAGAGTATAGCCTCTACCCAGGACTTATAGGTTTGGATATCCAATGGTCGCCAGATAGAGGCCATACATTACTCCTTCCTAGTCTATCGTAGGCTCATCTTCCTCGTCATCATCAGGCTCACCCTCATTGTAGTCGTCCTCATCTTTTTTATCATCCTCAGACGACTCGTCAGCCTCGATTATTTCTGGATCTTTTGGTAGGTCTACTACGCTCATGAATTGAAACATATGATCCTCACTTTCGAGTTAGAGATTAGATTCAAAGTGGAGTTCATTTCATTTATACTTTCAGGTTAAAAAGAACCCCCAAGAAAAACCCTCTGAGCTACTTGGACCTTACGGAATTTCACCGTCTAGAAGATATTGCCTTCTAGTGGCCTCCGTGCTCATACTTGACTATCTATCAAAACCAGGCACACCAGACGTCGCTGACGAAAGAGCATTGACCTCAGCGAGATGAGACCAATTCTTCGGGAGAGGAGCCCAGTCCTCGACAGAATTTCGTGGAGGGTCATTGCCATCCCTACCACGATTGGTCGTCCACTTGGCATAGATATAGCGTCCCTTGTATTCGGCAAACTCGACATCAGCGATTGCCGCCTCGCTCATAGCTGGATTGAACGCCTTTGAGAACGAGACTGCGCCCTGTGGAAATTTCTCGGTGAACCAACACTTAGCCGGAACTCCAACGAACTCGGATTTGTTGTCTGCGTTCTCGATGTCAAGGACGATGTTCATTCCGTCCTTTTTCGCGTTGAGTTCCTCCGATACTTCCTTGATTAGAGTCGGATACCAGCCAGGTTTTACCAACTTGGCCCTCTTGAAATCATCTGGGGTGATTTGCATTCTTGGCATTGTCTTATTTCCTTTGTCCTTTGTTCGTTGACTTGTTTCGCTTACGTCCTGGAGAGTTTTAGGTTGGTTTTACATCATCTTTTCTTATTCCTCCTTCGAGATACTCTATTTCACTCATACTTTAACCTCCTGTTGTTTTATTTTTTCTTGAAGCTTAATCTCATACTGTTGTAAATGAAACTGCATGACGTCATAGAGAGGCTTATTGGTAATGTCCATAATTGCTGGAAGGGGAAGAGCTGTCTTACAAACAATCTCACCCGCGCTCACAGTTTGAACCTTGTATCCTACATCTATCCCAGCAGAACGAGGAGCGTCGGCCCAGAAATAATACATCTCATTGAAGTAGTTAGGAAGTAAGGAGACTGTCTTCCAACCATACGTTGCTAGAGACGAGCCCTTAATCATAGAAGCAAGAACCTCATTAGTGGAACCCCCTTGCTTTGTGGTCTTCGCAGAATAGACAGGATGAGCTGTGATGATGACATTGCATGGTAATATCTTAAGAATCTCCAGCATCTGTAACATGACCCCAGTCTCTCCCTTATACTCATCCCAGTCGGGAATCGGCAACCCACCTTTTGTTCTCTTGACGTCATTGGCATGTAACCCCATTTGATGTAGGACTGCGACTGCTGAGTATGATGTATAGCTATCGAATGCTATCCAATCATATGGACAACGGTCTTGCAAATCCTCGATCTTCTTACAGCCATCAGTAAAGCCTATGACATCCGAACGAACGTCACCATCTAGACCAATGGTCCAATATTCTATGTCTGTTCTCTTAGGATAGAAGAATCTAACTGGAGCAACACGACCATCCCAATCCAATATTAGTCCACTACCAGGGAACGAGGCAGCAGCTATAGTCTTTCCTGAACCATTTGCTCCGACAAATAGTCCCATGAAGCGACCACCTAGAATGATATTTGAAGTCATTGGGCTCATAGATATTTCTCTTTTATTTCGTCGATTAAACATACATCAACTAATCTACGATCAGATGCTTCTGTTAGATACCTTCCAATATTTCCAATCATGGTCCAAAAGAGTAAACGCATCATAAATTCTCCAGCAAGGAGTCTAAACTCCTAATGATTGGGTCATTTCTATGCTGACAAGAATCACACTTGGGTTTTACATAGCGCATCTTCTCTGGGGCCATCACGAAAACCGCGTTACATCTATTACAAATAGACTTACGGCCTCTAATCATCTCATTGTGGACGTAATGAGGACAGCCTGAGAGAAAGCAGCGCCAGATGATAGTCTTTTTCTTCCCCCACTTGACCTTTCTATACTTATGGACGTGATTATGTTTTTTGCTCATTTTTAGATGGTTTCCAGCCCCTAGATACAGCTATTTGTTTCAGTTTGACTATATACCTCTCGACCCAGGCGTCGTGTTCTGGTTCTTCCCCCACGTATGGGCATCTTTCTATGTCCTTAATGAGTATGTAGTTCATGTAGCTCGTATCTTCTTCTGGTGGTAGTGCTGGCATTCCCCACATCTCTCTAGCAGTATTTCTCCAATCCCCGTCTTTCATGTTTCAAGCTCCTCTTCCACCTCATCTCTAGAGTAGGGGTCCCAGGGTTGATCCTTGAAGAAGAATGCCTGAAGTTTATACTCCCTTATTTCTATTGGAACCTTGCAAACCATCTGGAAGATACAACCAGAGTATTTATCACAAGAAGTTCGATTCTTAGGTAGACTTATAACCTCATTGGACTCTAGCTTCCTATGCCACTCGACCGCTTCTT